TAGTAATCAGTTAATTAGTGGCACAAAGTGCCGGAAGCACCACCAGCAAGAGCGGCTGTTCCGCCGTCAGAACCAGCGAAGATCGAGAAGCCGTAAGTGTTACCGAGGGTAACAGGGAAGGAATTAAGCAAGACTACGGCGATTAGCCTAAGGGCCAATGCCTCTGGGACGAACTCTTCTTCTGCGACAGCAACCTCTATCGGCCACTCTATGTGGAACAGGACAGGGTCAACTACCGGGGGAATCTACCGTGATGGTGTAAACGTCGGGTCTATCACCACAACTTCATTGGCTCCGGCAAATGCTGCGTTCCTCCTACTGGCGCTGAACGCTAGCACGACTGGAACTGTTACACCCGGTAGTTATAGTAATAAGCTCACTCGTATCCACCACTGGGGTTCGCAACTAACTGCTGGAGAGATCACAGATACGTACAATGCGTTTGCTGCGTACCTCTCATAAAGGTTTAAGACATGACTACAATCCGCGAACTTGTTTCAGACGCCTTCCGGGAAAACAACCTGACGCAAGTCGGGGATACTCCTGACAGCGCAGAATACGATGAGGCTGAAAAGAAACTAACCCGTTTCATTACATCTCTGTTTGGTCACGAAGCAGGGGAGAGCTTGAAGAATATCTCCCTTGTTTCTACTACTCAGGTGGTGGCACCTAACAGTCGTGTTATCGTAACAGATGACATACCTACTAGCATCACCCTGAGGGACCACCCCAACAACGGGGAACAGTTTAGCGTGATCGACCCTCGACTACTCCTAGGCAGCTTTACTGTCAAAGCAGGAGAGGGTACTATCGAGAACGCAGCAGAAGTTGTAATCGACGATACGGAGACCGAGTACACTTGGTTCTATCGTGCCGATCAAGGTAATTGGTTCCGAGTGACTGCTCTTACTTCTGACGACACTTGCCCCCTACCTGAGAAGTTTGACGACTACTTGATTACGTGGCTCGCTATGAGGATCGCTCCTCGGATGGGTGCCAGCACTACTCAAGAGAGTATGCAAATCTACAGCACGATCAGGAAGAAGTTCCTCGCTGAGTACCGTCAAGTGGAGGCTGTCGGCTCAGAGGAGGCGCTGCTTCGGATGACCAACCCTCGCCAAAGCGGGTACACACTGGATTGGGAAACTAGCTAAGATGCAATTTACGTACGGAATTTCACATTTCGAGAGAGACAGGGGCAGCTTCCCGGCTCTCCCTCTTATTAATCTTGTCACAGAACAAGACACCTCCGAAGAACTTCCGTCGTTGCTGTCGAGACCGGGCATTGCTCTTGAGGGGACTACTCTCGGAACAGGCCCGGTCACTGCGTTACTCCGAAGCGATGGTGCTTTGGCTGGTCAGCTCTTTAGTATCTCTGACGGAGATGCGTACTCCGCAACAACTAACCTCGGTGCTGTCACCGGCACAGGCCCTAGCAACATCGTAGGCCTACAAGAACTCGTGTTCTTTAACTCGGGTGACGACATCCACAGTTACGACGGCAGTACTTACGCCACGGTAGCTTTCCCTGACGCAGCAAGCGTACGAGCTATTGCAGTTGGCGCTAGTCGGTTGATCGCTGTCCGTGACGGTACGAATACATTCTACTGGTCTGATGTACTTAGTGATGTAGTTGATCCTCTGAGCTTCGCTACGGCTGAAAGCTCTCCCGATCTTCTGCTTGATCTGCTGTACTTCGGTGACCGACTGATCTTGTTTAGCAGCGACACTGTAGAGTTCTGGGCTGGTTCAGACGACCAAGACGCCCCGTTCGTTCCGACTATCGGTATGGTGTACAGCAGGGGTATCCGCATGACGGGTGCTTGCAGCACGTTCAACGGTGGCTTTGCGTGGGTTACTGATCTTAACCAAATCTGTGTCAACAGCCCTGAGAACGAAATCTCTAATCCTGATCTGTGCAGTAAGATTCGTGACAGTTCGAGCGTAAAGCTTTGGACGTTCACTATCGACGGTATGGAGTTCCTCGCCCTTCGACTTGACACTAAGACGTTTGTCTTCAACGCTAGAACAGGCCTGTGGTCTGAGTTCCAAAGCTACGGAGAAACGAACTGGATTTGCCAGTGTGCAACTCAAGAGGTCTTCGGTTCTGCCGTTGATGGCTCGATCTACGAGTGGGACTACACTGATTACTCCGACCTAGACGGAGAACTTGAACGACGCTTCAGGGCGTGGGCACCAATCATCGAGAACAACATCTCGCTGTACTCTGTCCACCTGCGAAGCGCTCCCGGTTTGACTCCTTACTTGTCTGGTGACCTTGCTGACCCCCACGTCGAGCTACGTATCAGTGATGACGGTGGCGCTACTTGGAGTAGCTGGCTTAGCCGCTCTCTTGGTACTAGCGGGCAGTACAGGAAGACAGTACGATGGAACTCCCTAGGTAGCTACTCTTATCCGGGTGTTCTCCTAGAGTTTCGAGTGACTGACGCCGTTCCGTTCCGAATGTCGGGGCTGTACGCTAACCAACCGGGAGGTAGTGTCTAAGATGGTAACTATCCCTAAACTAGACCACGTCATAGACATTGTCACCGACACGAAGAAGCCGTCACAGACGTTTCAGCGATGGTGGCAGAAAGTTACTAAGGTCCTCCAAGATGCTCTGACCGCTATCGAAGAGAACGTCACAGAGATTCAAGTCGTCCTTGGTATCGTCAACACTAAGAACCGAGTCTTCCGACAAACTACCTCTCCTACCGCTGACGTGACAGGCGATCTTTGGATCGACACTGACGACGGCAACAAGATGTACAGGTGGGACGGAAGTACGTGGGTGATCGTTCAGGACGAAGGTGCTGAGTACGCTCGGCTAGGTCTTAACTCTGACGGCACTGTAGCCACTGACAAAGTAGTTAACGACTCGATCTTAGCTGGTGCAGTCATCGCTACCCCAACAGTTAACAACTCTAGTTCGACTAACATCGCATCAGGTGGTTACACTTGGACAGACTGTGACGACATCACCTTCACAGCGACCGGGACTGACGTCATCTTGATGTGCGACTTTAACGTCGAGATTATTGATAACTGTAAATACAAGTACAGGCTGAGATACTCCGGCGCTACGCTAGGACGTGAAGTAGGCCCGATCACGGCTAACACCTCAGACCAGCCTCCGGGCACTGTCGTGCGAGTCTTCACCCCGAGTGCAGGGTCTTGCACAGTAACTCTCCAAGCTGCGTGTAACGACGCAGGTGACATCACCGTTCATGATCCTGTGTTTGTCGTCATGGAAAACCGGAATATTTAAGGAACTCTAATGGGCCTATTTACTAAACTGTTCGGAGGCAAGAGGGCACAGAGCCAAGAAACTTCCGAGTCTTCTAACCGAGCGTGGGACCCCGTATCCACTGCTTTCTCCCCTATGCTGGGTTACGCTAACGAAGGCGCGGGCGGGATGTCTTCGTTCCTTAAGGGCGACTTCTCTGGCTTCGATAAGTTCAAAGAAGGGACTGGCTTCGACTTCAACATGAATCGAGGGCTAGGTGCTATCGACTCTGCTGCCGCTAACAAGCGAATGGTACACAGTGGTGCTGCTGCCAAGAGCCTCCAAGAGTTCGGCAACAACATTCAGAACACCTACGCTGACAAGTACCTCGGCAGTCTTGGTGAACTCTCCAAGCTGGGTATCGGTTCTGCTGGTTCGCTCATCGGCGCTGGTCAGACGAGCAAGAGTCAGGGCACTAGCAAGTCTAGCGAAGACACTGGCAACTTTGGTCAGATGATTGGTACTATGCTTAGCTTCTTGTCTGATCCCCGAGTTAAGGAAGACATCAAGTACATCCGTACTCTTGATAACGGCCTTGGTGTGTACAGCTTTAACTACGTCACTGGCGATGGCCCGTTCGTCGGTGTCATGGCTGACGAAGTAGAGCGTATCCAACCTGAGGCGCTTGGCCCGGAGATTAACGGCTTCAAGACTGTTAACTACGCCCTAATCGAAGGACTTTAATTATGGCTCTTAACCTGTTGTCTCTGCTTCAGCAGGCTGGTGCTATGGCTCCTCGCCCTGAGGACACTATCGTAGTCAACGGCAGCCAAGCTGAAGATGTCCGATCTGCTGACGTAGAGCCTGCTCCACCCTACATGGGTAACAGGCGGTATCTCGAAGAAGCCGCTATGGCTAATAACGAGCCTCTGCCTGAGGAAGTACAGCGTGGACGAACTGGCTTGTTCGGTGTACGTGGTACGCTTCGTGACATCATCGTTATCATTGGCGACTCTCTGAGTACTGCCAACGGTGGTGAGGCTGTGTACGAACCTACTCGCAGGCGTGAACGTCTCAGTGATGCTATGGTCGGCTACACCGCAAGTCCTGAGGCTGCAATGGCTGCTGTTGAACGAGTAACTCAGATTGACCCTGCTGCTGGTCGTGAGCTTTACGATCAAATCCAGTCGGATGCAGTTCGTCGTAGTCAGATCGAAGCTACTCAGGCACAGACCCGAGGCGTTAACGAAAATCGTGCCGCTACCCGTGCTCGCCAGTTTGGTGACACTGCTGCTGCTCTGTTCTCCAATCCTAACGCTTTCGTCGATGGTGTGATTACCCCGAT